ACGATTATATTGTTCCTCCGTAATTACTTCGCATAATCCATTAAAGATAGCAGTAAATCTAAGAAACAGCATTTCATCTTTGAATTGTTTGCAAGCACCCGGCTCAACTTTTAAATCTGTTTCTGGTTCAATCAATGTTTGGTCTGAAGTATTTTTTATGTAATACATTTTTTTTAAATTAATTAACGACTTTTTTAAACTATTTTTTCGGGAAACCCCCCGCCGGGGATACCAGCGGGGGGATTAATAACTAGTCTGTTATCGTAGAACTATCACCAACTGAATGAACTATACCTCTGAAATCAACTGTTCCAACTCTCCACTGAGCTTCAACATCATAGACGTATGCCTTGACGTTTTCATCAAACCAATCTTCTGGTGTAATGTCTTTAAAGACAACCTGTCTGATTGGAGATGATGTTCCGTCTACTAATGTCCACTGAGTTGTGGAAGTAATAAACGGAGAAATAATAACATCATAGATACCTCTAAAGATGTTGACTACAAAGTTTGTAATATATGGAGTGTTATCTGTTAAAGCAATTTCTCTTGCTTTTCTTGCTAATGCTGGATTAATAACTAAATACTTTTGAGCAGAGAAGTATGGCATTGGTTTGCCAGTATCATCTTTTGTATTGTATCCCAAAAGTAAAGCTGCTTCCAAAGCATCAACAGATAAAGCAGGAGATGATGCTAAACAGTTAGAAACTGTTCCGCCAGCTCTTAATGGGTGAGCAACGGAAGCAATTTTAACTCCATCATTGTAAGCAAATAAATGATTTGGTAATGAAGATGGGGCTGTTCTTAAATTATTGAACAAATCCCAGGTATGCTTTGACAATGTAAGAGTAGCTGTAGCTAAGAGCTTAGAAGCTTCATCTAATGCTGAAGCATATTCTGAAGCTCTTTTCTCTACTGCTTCTCTTGAGACCTTTATTCTTTTTGTGAATTTATATGGTTGGACAGCTGTGATATATCCTGTTTTGTAAGTTCCTTCTTTGAATGGTTCAAGTTCTGCGGTTGGTTCAAGGTATCCTAACAAACCAGTTACAAAAGTGAATTCTCTTTTCTGTTCTCCTTCGGCTCCTAATCTTTGAACTAATGGTCCTAATTCTGGTTTTGCTTCGAATAAAGCAACTACATCATATCTACTGGCTTGTTCTTTACCTTGGTCAACAACCTCAAAGAACTTGGCACGCATTCCCCGAAGAAACTGTGAAATATCTGGACGGACAATCATATTTTTATATTATAAGACCTTTATAAATTTAGACCTTTGTTTTATAAAGTTTGATAAAAAGTTAACAAAAAAGTTAATAAAAGTAATTTTATGCTTGAACTGATTTAGTAAAGAAACCAATAATTTTATTTGTTGATACAGCTCCTGTTATTGGGTCAACTGATGGTCCTAAACTAAAAACTTGTTTAGGAGAACCACTAGCACCAGAGGCAACATAGCTGTTTTCAGCAATGGTTCTTGCATCTGCTAAATCAAAGTATCCACCCGGTTGGTTAGAACCTGTTGTTGTTCCTAATGTAGCATTAACATCGAATTCCATAAGAAAACCCTTCATAGCGGGAACAATCATTGCATAATATGTTGTGTTTGATGCTCCAGTTGTAATACTTTTCAATTCTGTTCCGTCTGATGCCAAAAATGGATTTCCGTTTTTATCAACTATTTGTGTTACAACACCAACAACATATGCTGTTCCGGCAACTTTCGCTGTGGCGTTTGTAAGTGTTCCAGCAGTAGCAGCGGAATCACTAAAAGCAACAGCATCACCAACATTAACAGTAAGAGATGAACCTAATAAGTAGGGTCCGAGTTGAAATTCTCTATAACCCTGTTGTTTAACAACAATCATATTTTAAAAAACACTAAAGACCTTTACAGAGTTTTAAAAGAAATTTAGTAATTTAATTTTTTAGCATTTTTTGTAAGAAATTCTTCTGATTGAGCTTTTTTCATTTTAAGCAGTGTTTCTGGCTTGATATTATATTGCTTAGCCAAAAGCATTTCTTCTGGTGTAAGCGTTTCTGTATCCTGCGAAGGAGAATAATCAGAACTGCTTGAAATATCTTGCTCAATCTTATTCTGTATATTCTCTTGAATTTTTTCGTTGAACTGCTCAATTTTTTTGAGCTGTTCTGGATGATTTAAAAGATATAATGCAGAAAGAATTCCCTCCATTTTTTCAACAGAAACAACATCTTTATATCTTGCAGTAAATTCTGTTATAAGTTTCTGTTTGTCTTCTTCTTGAAGACTGTATTTTTTAGAAATTCTGTTTAGAGCTTCTTCAAGATTCTCTGATTGAAGCTTAGAAACCAAAGATTCGTTTTCGCTCTTAATCTGCCTTATAGATTCTCGGAGTTCGTATAACTCCCTCTTTTTTCTTTCAATTTCTTTATCAAGAGCGTCTATAACCTCTGGTTTCTGCTCACCAGAATCTTTCTTTTGCTCTAAATCAGAAATTTCTTGTTCAAGTTTTTGTTCAAGTTCTTTATCCATAGTTTTTATTTCGTCCGTATGCCGACGACGCATTTATAGACCTAACGCCCAAAAGGTGGCGACCCTTGAAATTATTATAGCAAGTAATTTATTCAAGTCAAGTTATTTTTTTAAAGATTTCATTTTTGGAATTTTAGGAATTTTTATCTTTTTACCAAAAGATGATATCTTTATTGTTTTAGGAGTAGTTGTTTTAATTTTAGGAGTTTTAAAAGAAACAGGTTTTATCTTTGGTAATTTTTTCATTGAAACAGAAACTTTATTTTTAGCCATATTATTTTAACATTCCAGCGGCCTTTAATTTGGTTTTTAATCCAGAATTATATTTAGATGTTTGTTTTTTGGATTTCTTTTCTTTCTTGTTTTTCATAGATTTATTTTCTCTTTCTCGACCTTTTGGTTTTAGTTGGTTTCTTTCCAGATTCAATCATATAAAGAAATCTCATTTGGGCAATTGCTTTTTTTCTAGATTTATGCCTTCCTTTAATTTTACCAGTTTGTTTATTAACTGTAAGATATTGATTTCCTCTTTTAACTATTTTGTATGGCATTTTATTTATTTAATAAACGACCTTTAAGTTTTTCAAAAATCGATTCTATATCTTTTTGTGGTTCTTCTTCTTTTTCTTCTATGTAATCTGGGTAATCTTGTGACAAAGATTCAATCATAGACCACTCTGATATTACTCTTGCTATATCTTCCTTGTTTGATGAATCACCAGAAATTAAAGAATAAAGAAGTTGATTTTTTCTAAATTTAATAAAATCTACAATCTTTGGATTTTCTTTAAATATTCTTTGCCAAAGATTTTTTATTTCTCCAAAATCTAAATTTGGAGCGTCATTAATAAATTCTCTTTTAAGAATTTCCTTTTTTAATTCATTTGTTGAAAATAATTTAATTAAAAACTTTTTCATTGCAATTGTGTTAATATGTCAGTTAAATTTGGTTTAACCATTGCTCCCATTGGACCGGAAGTTGGACCAGTTTGTTGGGCTTGAACCAATTGTTGAGGTAAAGATTGTCCGGGTTGTCCAAATTGTTGAATTGGTTGTTGTTGCGGTTGTTTTAAGAAAAGAGAGGGAATAACTTCATCTGAAAGATAATCGGCAGGATTCTCATTATAAACTTCAAACAATCTTAACGCTACTTTCTTTTTATCTATTCCTATATCAGGGAATAAAGTAAATAATTGTTGAATAAAATTCATAAATAGAACTTTTTTAAGTTCTGGGGTGTTTTCAATATCAAATCTTACAGAGACATCGAACTTCAAATTCTGTAAAGCATCAACAGATATTTCAACGATTTCAACTCTTTTCTTATTTTGAATTGATTCTAATATTGATTCTCTTGCTAATTCAATTGGACTAGAAAGCGGTTCGTTTTCTCCTTTTATTTTAACTTTTACAGACGACAATCCAACAGGAGTTTGAATTTGGTCAACCATTAAAACTTTCTCAAATTTTTCTTTACCAACCATTTTCTTTGCAACATCAACAGTTAAATACTGAATACCATTAAAAACAGCAAGCCAAATTTTTTGTTCTAATAAGTCCTGATAGAATAGTTTTTGTGTTTGATAAGATTGTAATTCCTTTTGTTGTCTTAAAATAATTTCAGAAGCAGAACGAGGCTGTCTTGTATTTGGTGTTGGTGGTGTTAATGGAGTAGTATTTCTCGTAATTTGATTTTGAAGCAATAACGAAACATTAAAAGCATTTGGGTCGAGAGGGGACATTTGTAATTCTTTCCAATCTCCACGAGAAACATAAATTTTTCCGGACTCTAATTTAATATTATTTGGAACGCTGTAATCATTTGTTACAATAGGAGGATTAATTGCTCGATAAACTCTATCAAGAGACATTTCAATTAAATTGTTAAAAGCTTCAACCTCATCTTTAACTAAGTGCATTAAAGATGCTCCCCAGAATAAAGCAGGCGAAGTAAAACGATAAATTGTTTTAGCAAATGGAAGTTCTTTATGATTCCACGGAAGTGGAGACACCATTGACTTCCTTGTTCTAGCATTTACGGGGTTTAGAAATACTCCATTAGCAAGAATAACATACTCATCTTCCTCTGTATTGTAATAATTTATAATTTCAATTTTTTCAGAAGTTAAAATTGCTTTATCTAACATTTCTGAAAATATAGAACTTTCTGCAAGTTTTTGTCCGGGATAAACATATTTATTAAGAGTGTATTTCCTATATCTTCTCTTAAAATCGGACCAAGTCATTATTTTTCTCCAAATAAGTTCTCCTTGTTTGTCTATATCTGGTTCAAAGATTTTGGGTATAAAAATATCTAGGGGGTCAATCCATATTTCCTCAATAGAATTATCTGAAATTGTTTTTTCATCGAATTCAATTTCTCCCGTTTCTTCATCAAAATATTTTATATTTTTTAATTTTCTTTTTCTTGGATTCCAAGAAACATAAACTATTCCAGTTCCATCAATAATTGTTTGTAAAAAGTGAAAAGCGTCTAGAATTTTAAATTTAGTTCCGCTTCTAATTTTTTTAATTAAAGCATTTAAAAAAACAGCAATGTTTTGGTCTAACCCCTCTTCACCGTAAAATTCTGGATTTTGTAATAAATTAGAAACAAAAGTTACAACCTGCTCAGCGGTGTTTCTGAATTCTTTTGAAATATAGGGTTTTCTTTCAACTAATGGATTGAGGGGTAAAACTCCATTAAATTTCTTTCTAGCAGTTTTAATGTATTCTCTAACAGACATTCCTTCGAATTGGTCCCAAGGAGTTGTTAAATTCATTCTCCACTTGTAATATTTTGAGTATACTTTTTGAATAACATCAAGCTCAGCTGCAGATGGTTTATAGATATCTTCTAATACTATTTTATCATTCTCCTGCATAATTTTTATTTATAAAAATCGACTTTGTGGTTTTCTTGTCTCCATAACTATGGCTACTAAAAAGTTGTTTTATTCTATAAATCATTCTTTTAGTTGTTTCAAAGATTTGTTCATTTGGAAGTTTATAAAAATAATTTAATTCATATTTTCCAACAATATATCCTTTCCAAAAGAAAACATACATATTAGAAGTTTTATAAAATCTGATATCTATATCATAGTTCTTTCTTTTAAATAAGTCAATAAGTTTTTGAAGTTTAACTTGCATAATTAATTACTCTAAAACTGAAATTTTGTTTTTCAAGAGAACAACAGAGGTTTTCAAAAGCAGCTCTCAAATCTTTGTCTCCGGGAAAGTTCTTTGGTTTAACTTTATTTTCTCTTGCAATCTCTACAAACACTTTCTTTGTAGAACGGATGGCATCTAAACAATTTATAGCGCTTTCCTCTTGATTAAAAACTGCGACCTTTAAGAAATTAGAAGTTGCCCTCCTTCTTTCCGCGTAATCTATTTTATCATCGTTTGTATCTATAAATATAGATAACTTATAAGATTTAAATACTTCATTTAAATAAGCATCCCAAGATTTACCTATAACCTGAGGTGACATTTTAAGATTAGATTCCCCACAAATCATAAATGGGTCATTATAAGTTCTAACTTTCTCTAAAAGAGCTAATTCCCAAGATTCATACCATTGTTTATCATTTAAAGGAATACTTTTTGAAAAGAAAGGTAAAAACCAATCAATAAGATTTTTATTAGGCATTAACCTTCCGTGAGTTAAAAGAGAATGTAAAACACGAAGTTCACCATCTATAAATTGAGCCCAAATCATAGCAGTATAATCTTTATAAGCAGCGGTATCTAAACCAATATAAAGAGGATAATTTGGGTCATATTGAAGCGGTCTAACTTCACAACTAAAAGATTCTGGATAATATGCGTCCTCAATAGATATGTCGTAGGATATATCTAGCTCAGAAGTTATAGCTTCTGAAATAGAACCCCTTTTAACCTTCTCTTGCTCATACCACTCTTTATCTTTAAAAGGATTTTTATCCCAGGGAATTGTATAAACCCTATTCTGTGCTCTTAAAGATTCTACAAACCTTTTAGCAAAAGCATCTTGATTTGGGGTAGAAATAAAAACCCTTGTGGGCGAAGCGTCATACATTGCTTTAATAGATTCTTTCATAAAAGGCCAGAAAAATATTTCATCAGCAATAATTATAGATGCCCTTTTCCCACGAGAAAAATTAGGATTAGAAGATTCACCCTCAATTACAGAACCGTTCTCAGGATTAGATAATTTCATATGAGAGTCGTTATTTCTCTTTTTAAATCCTTTTGGAGCTAACCATTTAGGAATTCCATAGAACATATATCTTAATTTACCAAACAATGAATTTGGCAAACGATTATCTACCTCATCTTCCTTCCTTGAACCCAAAAGAGCGGTAAAGCCTGGTTCAAATAACCATTTATGTAAAACCCAAACCAAAACAGAGTAAGTTACACCTACATCTCTTGATTTTTCTATAAATAAATCACCACCCGTTTTATAAACTTCATCTAATTTTTTCCAAATATCTATCTGATAATCAAAAGGAATTAAAATAATATCTTTTGCGGTTTTTCCTCTTGGTTCATAAACCATTATGCATTTCTTAGAAAAATCAACTATATCTTTCCTAAATTTATTCCACCATTCTAAACGAGTTAAAGCATTTCTAAAATCAATATTATAAAAAGCCAGCTTTTCTTTAGCTGCTTTTAAATAAGTTTCGCTATGAAGGTATTGTTCAAAAAGTTCTAAATTCATATTAAAGTTTCCACGAAGTGGAAATTACCTACCCTTATCCCATTTCCTTTTAACTTTTAAAGTTACCTCAGCGGTTTTCTCTATAATCTCGTCTGGGTCATCTGGTATATTTTCCATCTCTGGCGGAGAAACAAAATTTGAAATTCCTAAAGTTATATTGATAAAGTGATAAGCCTGCACTAAAGATTTTAAAGTTGAACCGAGATAAGGTAATTTAGCTTCTTCTATTTTTTTTGAATTCATCGCATCAACAACTTCTTGTATTTTAGCCATAATATCATTTAAGATTTTAGGATTTCCTTTATCGTTTTCAGCAATCGCTAACCTAACAGTTCCCTCTGGAATATTAAGTAAAGCTTTATCTCCGCCCTCTAATTTCATTTCTTTCTTTGCATCCCGTAATTTCTTTTTCATTTCTTTATAACCCTTCGGCAGAGGTCTCATTTCCAATTCCTTGCTCATCTCTTTTTTGTTTAATAACAACGAAAATATTATTGCGGTATCCCCAAACTCCAAAAATCTTATTAATAGCAGAAAGAGTTTGCCCGCCTCGACCTACTATATGATTTAAATCAGGAGATTTTCTTGGAAGTAATATCACATATCCATCTTTAACTGTGCGGTGTTTCTCAATAGTAAAATCTAAATTCACATCTTTCCCGAAGATAAACTTTATAAACAAATCGAAAGTTTTTCTAAGTTGTTCTTCTTTTTCCATTGATTTTATTATAAACAACACATTAGAAAAGTCAAGCGGAAAAAATTAAAAAAGGATAAGGGATTTATTAATACCTGATATATTTTCTTAACAGTAAAAAACTGATATATTTTATGAACAGTAAATACCCGATATATTTTCTGAGTAGTAAATACCCGATATATTTTCTGAGGGATAACTGTTCCCACCGCTTTCAAAACCCCAAAGGTATCCTCCCTCTATCTGTCGTAAAATGTATATTTTGCGACACTTTCAGAATGCTTTTAAAGCCTTATTTTATCAG